CGTCAGGTGCCTCGTTCTGCACGGCTTGCCCTTTGGGGAATATTTCTTGTTACAGCGATAGATGACTCTGCGGTATTTATCCGTCGAATGCCAGACCTTCGCCCCGTACCATCCGCCGCAGCAGCCACATTTGATTTTGTTCGCGAAGATGCTCACACCGCTGTGCTTGCCATTCTGCTCTCTACGCTTTATCTCGGATTGCACAAAGTCGAACAAGTCCGGCGGGATAATCGCCTCGTGATGTTCCTCCACACAATACTGCGGAATCTCGCCCGTATTCTTCCGTCTCGTTTTATCGAGGAAGTCTGCCGTATACTCTTTCTGTATAAGCGCATCCCCACGATACTTCTCATTCGTGAGGATTGACCTTACCGTGGAAATATACCACTTTTCCTTTCCCGACGGGGATTTGATGCCCCGCTTCTCCAGTTCCTTGGCAATCACATAGAAGGATCGACCTCCGAGGAAGAGTTTATAGATGAGCCTCACAACTTTCGCCTGTTCCTCGTTGATTTCGAAGTCCTTGTCATAGCCGAGGAACGCGCTGTAGCCCACACTGGTTTTGCCCTCGGCGAACTGCTTCCGCTTGCCCCATGTGGTGTTCTCCGAGATGCTGCGGCTTTCCTCCTGAGCCAGGCTGGACATAATCGTGATAAGGAGTTCCCCCTGCACGCTTACTTTAATACAATGATATTTTTCCTCTGAACCCTTACATTTTTCCTGTACTCTGACATTTTTCAGGGTGTCAAAATAAGAAAAGAGCGGGCATCGGCTTTTCTCACCGGCTCCCGCTCGTCGTTTATCTGTCCAGTTTTATCTCGCTCCCGTCCTTGAACGTGACGGTCACTTTGCTCTTATCATGCACGGTGATGAAATCCACCATCGAAAGCCAGAGATCGTCATCGAACGTGTCGATTAAATCCTGTTCTCTCAGTTTTTCCAGAAAAATGGAAACTTGCTCGCCACGGATTGTTCGGTCGCTTATCTGTTCGACGATCTCATCATACCGCTTCTTTGCGCTTTCGTACCGCTCGACAAGGCTTTGGTAGCGTTCCTCGTATGCCGTCTGGTCTTGGGCAATACGGGCATTTTCCTTAATGCAGTCCTCCACCAGTCTTGCCGTGACATTCAGTTCATTTTCCAGTGCCCTGCGCTCCTCGACAAGTGCCGTGGTGGAGAACAGCTTGTCCCGCATCATTTCGTAGGTAGAGATAATTTCTTCTTTTTCGGCAAGCAGCAGATTGACAGCGCGAACGAACAGTTCCTTGATTTCGTCCTCTGTAAAATGCGGCGTGCTGCATTTCGTGCCACGAAACTTGTGATTGCATTGCCAAATAACCCGTTTGTACTTGTCCGTGGAGTGCCACGTTTTCGAGCCGTACCAAGAACCACAGTCGCCGCATCTGAGTTTGCTCGAGAAAATGCTGACAGAGCTGATTCTGTCCCTCCCCCGCTTGCGACCCTCCATCATCCGCTGCACCATGTCGTAAACATCCGGGTCAATGATCGGCGCGTGACTGTGCTCCACATAGTAACTCGGGACTTGCCCGGTGTTCTTGACAGTTTTCTTGGTTAGAAAATCCGGGGTGAATGTCTTTTGAAGCAGTGCCCGCCCACAGTATTTCTCATTGCGAAGGATGCTTTTGACGGTGTTGTCGCTCCATCGTGTTTTCCCACCAGGCGTTTTTATTCCTTCCTCGGTCAGCACTTTCGCGATGCCGTAAGGGGACATCCCCTTAATGTAAAGCGCGTAAATCCTGCGGATCACCTTTGCCTCTTCCTCGTTGATGACAAGCGAACCATCCGCGCCCTTGTCATAACCGAGAAAATGGCTGTAGCCGAGGCTGAATTTCCCGTCCGTCATTTTCTTGCGGATGCCCCAATTCACATTCTCGGAAATGGAACGGGATTCCTCCTGACTGAGGCTCGCTAAAATGGTCAATAGCATTTCCACTTTGGGATCAAATGTTTTAAGGTTCTCCTTCTCGAACCACACCTCTACCCCATGCTCTTTCAGCTTTCGTATGGTTGTGAGGCTGTCCACGGTGTTTCTCGCAAAGCGCGACACAGATTTCGTGAGAATCAGTTGGATTTTGCCGTCCAGGGCATCCTGCACCATCGCCTTGAACGCCTCACGCTTCCGGGTATTGCAGCCGCTGATCCCTTCATCGGCATATACCTTGACGAACGCCCAATCCGCACGGCTCTTGATGTACCTCTCGTAGTAATCGCATTGGGCGGCATAGCTGGTCTGCTGCTCCTCCTCATCCGTGGAAACACGCGCATACGCTGCAACTTTGCGCTTTTCTGTGGCAGATAAGGGCTGCGCCGAGAATTTATTGACGCTGGCGGGGATGACCGTTACGCTTCTCATTGTCTATTCGCCTCCTTGTGGCAATGCGCCGTTCCTGCTTTTTCAGTTCAACCGTCCGCCGCTTTTGGACGGTATCGAACAGTTCTTTGCTGACAATCGGTGCGTGGTCATTCTCGATAACCTCATCCACACCACTTTCCGTAAACTGTCCCTTGATGGTTCGATTGCCGATGTAGAAATCACTGTCGAGAACTGTTGTTACCACACGGCGGGAAAATCTGCCCCGAATGCTCTGATACCCCTTGGATTCGAGTTCACGTGAAATATCCGTGATGTTCCATCCTTCGGCATAATACTGATACACCAACTGCACGGCTTCTGCCTCTTTGGGAACAATCACATAACCGTTTTGGCTCCATGTGTAACCGAAGGGCTTTCTGTGCGGGTCGGTGTATTTCTTCTCGTCCTGACTGAAATAATGGATGCGGGCGGTTTTCACCGTACCATCATAAAAATGGAAGACGAGACTTTCTGTATCGGTGGTGAGGATCTTCTCAACCGTCCGTGCAAAAACATTCTCGTCAAATACCGTCAGCCCCAGAACCTCGCAACACGCCTCCCACAGACGATACCCGCGGATGTTCCTCGCATCGCACATTCGCTTGTGAATTTTGCCGTAGCAAAACCAATGCTCCTGCAAGCCGTCATGCCTGTTGGTTTTGGTCATGCCCTTGACGAAATGTGCGCCGCATTTGCTGCAGATGATTTTTGCCGAGAAACAACTCGGCTTTACAATGCGATGTGCCGCAGGATTGAACTCATAGTTCGCCTTGATCTTCTCCTGTACCTTCTCGAACGTCTCGCGCTCGATGATCGGTTCGTGATTATCGGTGACAAGGTAGCGCGGAAGCTGCCCTGTGTTCTTGAAGACATTGTGCGTCCGAGGGTTCTCCGTAAAATACCGCTGAAGGATGACATCGCCGACGTAAACCGGATTCTCCAAAACATAGTGGATGAACGATATCGAACAGGCATGTCCGTTCTCCTTGAGCCATTTGGCAGTATGACCGAGTGGGACATCCTTTAGGAAGTTATCGAATATGACGCGGACAGCCTCTGCCTCCTCCTCACAGACAACGAAGGTTTCTCCGTTCCAACGATAACCGTAAGCTGCGACATGCCATTGCTTCCCTCGCTCGAATTTCTTCCGGATCGCCCATTTGGCATTCTCGGACTGGCTGCGGCTTTCCTCTTCCGCAAAGCCTGCCAAAATGCTGAGTAAAAGTTCACCATCAGACGAGAGGGTATGTATATTCTCCTTCTCGAACCGTACTTCTACGCCGATGGATTTTAGATGGCGCACGGTTTCCAATAGATCAACCGTGCTGCGGGCAAACCGCGAAATGCTCTTGCAGAGAACGATGTCTATTTTCCCGGCATTGCAGTCGTCGATGAGGCGCTGAAACTCTGCCCTGCGCCGTATGTCGCCGCCGGAGATTCCGCTGTCTGCATAAACGCCGACATAAATCCATTCAGGATTCCTTTGGATAAGTTCGCTGAAATAGCTGATTTGCGCGGAAAGCGAGTGGTTCAGCCGATCCGATTCCATCGAGATACGGGCATACGCCGCCACACGTTTTCTCGGCTTTAGGACGGTAATCGTAGGTTCGATTTTTCTTACCTCTGCCACTCTATCAACCTCCTTTCTTCTACTATATATTGCTCTACAAAGCGGATTTATCAAGCATTTTCCGAGATAAGCCGACCAAGATACGGCTGATATTTTGCAAGGAGCACGGTGTCGATTTCGGCATACTCATCCGCTGTGATGAGCCCCTTTGCCCGCATGGTCTTTGCTACGGAGAGCGACATGTGGTAGAGCATATCTGCGCGGTACTGTTCTTTACGCACGGATACCACCGCCTTGAAACCGCTCCGCGACATAACAGGCGTGGGAGCAATACTTCCTGTGCTCACGCCGATAGGCAGAAAATATCCTGCCGCAATGAGCGCAGCGACAGGTTTCGCCTGTCGGCTTATTCCCTTTATCACGATTCCTGCTCCACCACATCTCCCGACACTGAACCGAACAGAACTTCCGCTGCTTTCTCTTTGGCAACTGCACCAGAGGCTTGCCGCAAGCAAGGCACACGGTAGATGTAGGATTCCCCGTCAATTCGTTGTTGCGGCAAAAGGACTTCACGGTATTGACGGATATGCCCATCGATAAGGCTATCTTTTTGTATCCCAGTCCACCTCTGCGGAGTGTATGGATTTGTTGTTTCTGTTCTTCCGTCATAGAAAACACCTCCTGCAAGGTAGCCTTGGCAGGAGGTGAAAAGGGACGTTTTTACTCTTTCTGATAGAAATTACATTCAAAACCATCGGCGCGAAGCAGGAGTCCGTCTGCCCAAGGCGGAGTTCGCGCCATCTGCGCACACACGGCAGAAAGCGCGACTCGCTCGTCGCATTCGATAATGAGTTCGTCATGGACGTGTGCGACAATATCCATCGTTCGCAGCGTCTGCATGGCGTAGCAGAGAATGTCACGGCTGATGGCCTGCGTGATATTCTCCACGAGCTTCGGGCCGTAGGATTCGATCCGCGCCCACTTTTTCGAGAGATCGAGTCCCATATAGGTGATGGATTCGCCGCCAAACCGATTCTCTCCGATGCGCGGTTTTACGTAGGAAAGCCGTCTGCTGCTCGGAAGTTCGATGAACATCATGCCACCCTGATAGATGAACCGGATACCGTGCGTGACCTTCGTGCTGCGCTCCTTGATGCAGTCCTTTGCGGCTCGGTCGACCGCCCACCAGAAATCCACGATATGCGGATTTGCTGCACGCCAAGCATCCACGAGGGGTTTCAGTTCCTCTTCCTTCATCC